CTCCGTACAGACTCCCATACAATGCCTTTCCTTACGAGCGTAATCCTTACTCTTTCTTTGGTATTGGTGTTGCTGAAAATATGGATGACTCTCAGCAAATAATGAACGGCCATGCACGTATGGCAATTGACAACTTAGCGTTATCAGGCTCAGTAGTCTTTGACGTTGATGAGTCAGCGTTAGTTGGCGGTCAATCAATGGAGATATATCCCGGAAAAGTGTTTAGACGACAGTCAGGAATGCAAGGTCAGGCTATACATGGCATTAAATTCCCTAACACAACGCAAGAAAACTTACAGATGTTTGATAAGTTCCGTCAGCTTGCAGATGAGCAGACAGGCATACCTAGTTACTCGCACGGACAGACAGGCGTACAGAGCATGACTCGTACAGCCTCTGGTATGTCTATGCTTCTGGGTGCCGCAAGTCTAAACATCAAAACAGTAGTAAAAAACATAGATGACTTCTTGCTTAGACCACTAGGAAAGTCATACTACCAATGGAACATGCAGTTCTTTGAAGGCGATTTAGCTATTGAAGGCGATCTAGAAGTAAATGCTATGGGTACTAATAGCCTCATGCAGAAAGAAGTACGTAGTCAGCGATTGACTATGTTCTTACAGACCGCACAGAATCCTGCTATTGCACCATTCGTTAAGATCTCTAAGATTGTTAGTGAGTTAGCGTACAGCCTTGATTTAGACCCAGATGAGATCCTCAACGATCCCGAAGAAGCGGCAATCATGGCACAAATTATAGGAGCGCAAAATGTTGGACAAGGTACTGGCGGCGAAG